TAATCCTTGATATCATTGGAAACTTCATCATTTATTTTTGATTCTTTCAAGAGCTGTTGTTGTTTTTGTGTTTCTTTTGCTGCACTTGACCAAGTGTGAACCTCAATCTCAAGATTAAGGTCTCTTGGTGTGTGACTAATTGCACCAAAGACTGAACCACAGACTGCGTCTGCAAGGTCTTTGGAAGACTTTCTAGGGTGGTCAACCCTGTTACCTTTCATAATCTTAAGCTCTGTCAACTCTTCAAACAAAAGATCAATAGCTGGCATTGCTAGTCTATCTTCATACAAAAGCATTGCCATGTCTTCATAATGTTTTTTTGCAACAGAAACAGTGTCTGTCTTAATTCCAACTTGTTTTAGCTCATTTTGAATGTCAAATGATTGCCAACGGTCAAAGGTAACCATGCCAAGATTGAAGCCAAGCCTACGTAGGTTTTGAATCCACTGTTTAACCTCTGAGAGGTTTACAGGACCTTCTTTCTTTGGTTCCCACCACGCTACTGCATCTACTACTACAATTGGTACTACTTGTTCATAGTCTTTCATAACTTGAACAGATACCCATTTTTCTACGTGAGCAATTGATACCGCACACTTGTCGTGACGTTGTGCAAGGTCAGCATGAACATAATAAATCTTGTCTGGATCTGGTTTAAATGTTTCATCAAATCTTCTAAACTGATCAAGTGGATTACGAAGCGTCATTGCAGACCTAATTTTTTCTTGCTGCTTAAAGAATGCATCAGATGAAAAAGTTGGTACGCAAGCAAAACGCTGCATAGCATCACCAAGATCCGTATAAAAGGCTAGTTTAAAGTCATCAACCTTACGTGTAGGATTAACAACCCAAGTTGGTCTTTTGACTGCAAACATTCCTGGAAATTTATAGTTTAAGATTGTGTCTTCTTCCCACTCAATCTCAAACGAATTACCTTCTGCATCTTCTGGCAATTCTGTATTCATAATAAACTTATGACGTTTTGTAATTACTTCTTTGTCTGCAATTACTGCATCGTATCTTTGAGAAATAAAGTCACCTGGAAAACGAGGGAATGATAGAAGTGCTACCTTACCAAGATCTGGAAAACGAGAATCTACAGAAGCACGGAAAGCCTTATAGATGTTGTCTGCTGTTTTACCTTGATCATTTCCAGTACCAATCTCTTGTGCAAAACCAGAAATCTCATCAAGCACTGCCAGGATAAGGTTAAGACCCTCATGAGACTCACGCTCTGAATGTCCAGAATAAACTGTAATGGCTTTGTCAAACTCAATTGATTCTGCCTTTGCATAAAACTTTCCTGCAAACCAAGGTGATCTTTCTATCTTTGATTTAAATCCTTTGAAAAAAACATTCTTAGCTTGCTGAGCGTTAATAGCCACGTTAATGATATCAATCGCATCGCCACCTGGTTTTCCAAAGTACCTTGCTGGGTCCTTGAGACAAAGGAGCTTATATACGATGTAAGAACAAGCAACAGTAGACGTAAAATCTTTACCAGATCCTTTACCAAGCTGTAAAATAATTTCATTCTTTGTGTACTTCTTGTAGTAACGCCTTCCTTCTTCTGCTCCCAGGATATCAATTAAGTCTTCCTCTCTGTAAATCTGACTCATAGCCTCAACAATGTCATACTGAATTTGAGATAGTGGGGGCTGACCTAGATAGTCTTCTCCCTCAACAAATGTGCGAGCATCAACTGGCATCTCCTCAAAGTTATCATTCTTTAATGCCTCAAAGAATTCATTAAACATTGTTGTGGACAACTGTTATGACCTCTCCCTTTTTGGCAATCTGAGCAAGCCTTCTCATAATCTCATCACGAACTTGTGGGTATTCGGAAGCTATGTCTCTCAAGATTCCAACAAGAACCTCTTGCTTCTTTTCAATGTCAATCATTTCTTCTGCTAGTTGTTGATTTTCTAGTAGTCCAGCTTTTTGTAGCATATCAATTCTTGTTTTTTCAATGTCCATGACAAGCTTAATGGATGCATTTTTTGCACCAAGATTTGCTGTTGTAGTAGCATCATCCATAACCTCATAAGCTTTTTGAATTAGCTTGTTGTAGTGAGCATCAGCACCAGCCAATGCTTCTTTTGCACGAGCACGAATAATTGCATTGTCAGAAGCCATAGACTTCCACTCATCAATTAATGCTACCACCTTTGTGCGTGGCATGGAAAGTTCTTTGGAAATCTGGGTAGGTTCGTTTCCTTGTAGATATTTTTCTACAACCTTATTGACCTCATCAAGATGCTGAATTAGGTGTTCTTCAGTTGTTGACACGTTTTGCTCTCTTTCCCTTTTGCGGTATACGTTTAATTCTATCAGGTTTAAAGCTTCTAAGTGCCCCAATTTGACCACGGTTTATTTCAAAGCAATCAACCCACTGAGATCCAGTCTTAGCATTGATAGTTAAACCATGGACCTTAAACCTAGCCCCATACTCGCCTTCAACCTTAACGGTGTCCCCTGCATTAATAACAAAGCCATCTAGCTCAAAGCTTGACTCTGTGCTAAAATCTGTTGGAGATACCATAGCTTCTCTCCTGGTTCTAACCATTACACAGATCTTTCTTTTGCTATCTTGAGCAAGATTAAGTAGCCAAGCAAATCGTCAATATCGTTATCTCCTGGCCAGTCATGACCATTTTGTATACGTGAAAGCTTATCGTCAATACGAACTAGAAGTTGTTCCACATTGTCTGCCTTTGAAAATATTCTTGATGGATGTAGTGCTGAATCTCCATAAGACCTGTTTTTAGAAATTAGCAAATCTGTTACTTGGTCACACACTCTTTTGATGTCTTGTTCTGTTTGTACGCTCACTGTTGCTCCTTATAGTTATTCATCGTCTTTAATTTGGTCTGTTCTCCAGGTGCCCTTCCATTTTTCGTAAAGCTTGTTTACGGAAACCTGGTTTTCTCTGCCATGCTTATAGATGGTTTCAATTACCTGGTGCTCAATATGAATAGGGTGAGAAAACTTTTCACACTTACTTATATAGTTTTGTGTCCAATCAATTTCTTGTTGCACTGACTCTGTTTTATTAGCAACTGGTGGAATATTAAGCTTGTCTAGCGTTTGGCGTTCATACAATCCTAGATATGACCCAAAGCATCTTGGACCACACATGATGCAAGAAGAGCCTTCTGTATTAAATAAACTCATCAAAAGATCGTTGTCTCTAATTACAACGCTATCTTGTAAAAATATAAACCTATCTATATTTGTATTGTCATATACCCATTTAATTTTACCAAGCTCTTGTCCATATCCAGAAACTACGACAGCTGGTACTTTTAGAGAAGACAAACAATCATTTACCCAGTGCGATCTACCTGGAGCTGTTCCAATTACAATTGCTTCTTTCAATTTTTTATCCTATTTTTAATTGTTGTTGTTGAGACGTGCTTGGTGTAGGGAACATAAACTAATCCAATGCCTCTAGCATCTAACCAATCCTGATCAAAACTCATTTGACTGTAATAATCTTTTCTTGCCCAGTCAGAGCCAATTACAATATAGTCTGGGTTTGAAAGCTGAATAGAGATTTTTGAATCAGTGCCTCCTAGGTTTGGCACTACATCGTCTACATACTGGCAGGCTTGTAAAACTGCTTTTCTTTCTTCGTATGTACAGGCTGGGGCCTTACCCTTATAGTTAAAAATAAACTCATCAGTGTTTAAAGAAACAACAACTGTTCCGTCAGGACCTGCTATACTCTTGCATCTTTGCAACAGGTTTACATGACCAGAATGAAAAAGGTCAAAGGTGCCTCCTGTATAAACAACACTCATCTTCTACTCTTTCTTAATCCAAACTTTGCAAGATATACATAGATAGTCTCAACACTTGTGCCACATTCTTTTGCAATTTCTTCTGGAGTTCTTTTATCTAGATGAAACCTTTTGCGTAGCCAAGCTTCGCTCGTGTATAGTTTAGCAGCCATTTTTTATTTTGTCAACTTTCCCCAATTATGGATAGCCCAGTGGCCAATACCAATAGCATCAGCCACATCATTATCAGTTACTTCTTTATCGTAATAAGTATTAACAAACTGTATAGTTCTAATCTTTCTAATCTCTCTAGCCCTATTTTGATACCAAACCTTAGATTTATCTGGGTACTGTTCCATTAACTCTTTCTTTTCTAAAGTTGTAAGTTTTGGATTACCAATATAGCTTTGCCAACTAATTGGATTTACAGAACCAGCAATCTTAATACCCGAAATTCCTGCTGCACCAAGCAGTCCACCCTGAACTAGAGCTAGATCTGCTGCAGTTTTTGGACTGTTAATAAACACAGTATGCTCAATTACAATAGAGTCTATATTAAACCTTTTAAAGAATGCATAGCTTTTGCGAGCTGCATCTTTTACTTTTGCGTAGGTGTTAGCACCCTGAAAATTAATCTTTCCAAAAGCAACCAAAGAAATGTCAGAAAAAATTGCAAACGCAAGACTGTTAGTGCTAGCATCAATACTGCAGATTGTCTTAGGTTTTTGATCACTCAGTGTCATCTTGATACTCATGCGAGAACATCCTTATTTCTTTAATCTTTTTATTTACTTCTTTATTGTTGATATAGCACAAACCACAGTAAGTGTGGTCGTTGTACAGAGATAGCTTAGTCCCGCACTTTCCAGCACACATTCTAACCTTGCTATTACGTTTGTGTCTTCTTGTTGCTTTGTGTCTTTCAGCTATTTTTTCTTTAGTTGATTCGTCACGACATTCTGCAGAACAGTATATCTGATAAGAAACTGATGCTGAAAAATAAGTGCTGCACCAACTACATTGTTTCAACTAGTGCCTCCAGGGATTTAATCTTTACAGACCCTACCCCTGCTTCAGCACAAGCTTTAGTTAGTGGACAGGTTTTACAAATCTTTGAATTTGATCTGTAGTTTTTTGTTGGTAAGGTCTTGTCTACCCATGCCTTACGAACATCCCTCATCCACTGAAATGCATTGTTTACCCATTCCCTGTAAGTATCATTTACTTCAACTGGAATAACTAGCAGGTCATGATTGTTTTTGTTTTCATAAATCAAGACAGCCTTTGACTTGCCAAGAATCTTCATGTAAATCAATAGCTGAATTAAGTGACCAGTCTTAGCTTTACCACTAGTTTTACGATACTCAAAACCTTCGTTAGGCATTGTTTTAATTTCACCCAAAAGCTCTTCGCCTCCCCAGTTTAGAATGACGTCACCAAATCCAAAGATGGGTGGATCACTATAAGTAATCTTAAATTCAGAATCAACTAGAAAGTCAGGAACGTTGCCCATAGCTTCTTGGATTCTTTCGTGAGACTTTGTACCAGCAGTCATGTTTGCACCACCATACGCATCTGCATTATCTTCAAAGACTGCACCTTCAAAAGCTAGGTACCAGTATCTTGGGCACTCTCCATGGGAGTATGCAATTGTTGATGGTGCAAATGTTTTCTTTTGTGCAAACTTATCAATACGATTGATGGTATATCCTGAACGAATTTTTTCAATTAGTTCTTCGTTATTTAAAAATGTTTTCTTATCTGCAACTTTTTTAATCATAACTTCTTGTAAAAAATTTTTAGCCATTATTTGTTTTCTTTTCTCTTAGTCTTCTATTATACCATTAACGGGTTATATACTTCAAGGCAGACACCAAACTATTTATAGATTCTGCAGCTGTATAGTAGATATTTTTCTTGCCACGATCAGACTTATCTACGTTAGTCATCCAAGTAGCCTTAAATGCCATCTTTGCTGCAATGGCTTGTAGTCTTACAATTTCAACGGTAGCAACGTTTAGTGGAATGTCAGGCTTAATAATTATCTTAGCAATAAAAGTTAGTGCTGTTGTTAGCTCTTCATCCTGCATATATTCAGCAATCTCTACCAAACCATTTACCATTTCTAGAGTTGTTTTCTCTTGTTCCATTATCGTTCTCCCTCTATGAGTTGTTCTAGTATTCCTAATTCAATTATAGCAAGCCTTGTCTTTGGCGTACCCTCGCCAATTACCACAATAATCGCTGGGTCATTGCCATTACGAATTGCATCAGTAGTTGCCTTAGCCCAGACATCTTTGTTAAGAGTAAAACTTTTTCCAACTTCCTTAAAGTCTACAGTAAAAGTTTCAAAGGTTGCATCTCCTTTGTGAGTTCCTCTGCCAGAGTTTTTATGAAGCTTGGCCCCTAGACGCTTACTTTCTGACTTCTCGCTCATAATCCTTCTTACTCTTTTTCTTTAGGCTAACCTTAGACACATGCTTATTAGAGCACTGCCAAGTTAGATCAAGTGTGTCAAACCATAGCCTTAGCTGTGTTACTTCTTCTTTACATCTCTGGCAAATAAATACCCCAGGAAATGTTGAAAATGGTTTATGGTTTTGTGGTTTAGGATTTTGCAATTTTATCCTTAATTGAGTTCTGTAGTTCTAGATCTTCACGAACACGAGTTACAAAACCATCCCTACCCTGAACCTTAGAACCGTCTGGAAGGATGTACCAAGCCCCTGTACGCTCTACAATGCCCATTAGCTCTGCAGTATCAACTAGGTCTCCTATGGCGTCTACGCCTACCCTGTCGCCTCTAAAGTAGAAGTCATATTCACCAGACTGAAAAGCAGGGGATGTTTTAGAGAATTGAACTTCCCATCTTACTTTTCTACCAACCTTTTCCTCAATAAGCTTATCCCCTACTGGAATCTTGCCCTTGATTGCTTGGTTATCAGATTCAGAGCTAAATAGCTTAATGACAGTTGATGAGTAAAACTTTGTAGCTTGGCCGCCTGTTGGCTGCTGGCTTGTGTACATAGCTGAGATGTTGTTGCGGCTTTGACTAATAAGAATAAACAGTGTTGGCTTTACCTTGTTGTTTGCATAGTTAAGCATCTTCCATGCATTACTAAAGTCTCTAGATTCTGCACCAATTTGCTTAGTGTTTTCTAGTTCTTTTAACTCATCAGTGCCTTTTTCAAAATAGATGGCAGGTAGCAAAGATGTAATAGAGTCTACAACAATTAGGTCTACACCAGCATTCATTAATTGGGTTCCAACCTCTACCATTTCATTAATCGTACGAGCCTGAGACACAATAAGGTTTTCTGTGTCTACTCCTAATCTTTTAGCCCAGTCTTCAGAATAAGACATCTCAGCATCAATCCAAGCACAAAGCTTTCCCTCTTGCTGTGCTAATGCGATTGTTTGTAGGCACAAAGATGACTTGGCACTTGACTTGCTACCCCAAACCAAAACTTGCCTTCCATATGGAAAGCCACCATTTAAAGCACGGTTTAGACCAAAGCTTGGTGTAGCTTGATAGTTAGTTACAAAACCTGCACCATTAGACAAACGCTTTCTTAGCTTTGGATCTAGGGCAGCAAAAGCTTCTTCAATAGTAGTCATTAAAACTTTACCCCATGTCTTTCTGGTCTTGATTTGTTAAAGTTAGTCTTATTGTTTAGTGCCACTTGCAACTCCTGATCAACATAACCATTCTCAGATAATCCCTCATATAGGTCAAGGGTTCTAATAATAATGTCAGCCATTTCATCAGCGACCTCCTGCTTGCCCTTGTCTTTACGAATGGCTTCCATTACCTCCACCGCTTCTGATACAATCATCATTAGCTGTTTAGTAATAAAGATATCGTCTACCTTGTCTGGCCAGAATCCTTTTTCTACTGCGGTAGCATGAATCTTTTTGCCCATTTCGTCTAGTGTGTTATACATTTACATCCTCCATAATTATCGTTCCATCTTTTGTTTTACCAAAAGAAAAGTTATATGCGTTTCCTTCTTCAATCTTCATGTAAGCCTTAGCAAAGCTGGTTGGAAAAACTGTTACTGAGTGCAGGTCACGAGACGTGTCTGCTAAAACCAAAGATGCCATCTTTTTACCAGCCTTAGTAACACGTGGTCTGAAAGACACCACAAACATTTCATCATCCTTGTATGGAAGTTGACGATAGTTTAGCATCTTTAAAAGTCCATTTGAATGGTTTGATATTTCATCAGCAGGGACAGCACTAACAATTCTGTTGTCACTGCATAGAAGAATATAGGTTCTACCAGTTTCAATGGCTGTCTGCTCTTCATCAAAAATTCCAACGCTTCCAGTCTTGTCTAGAATTTCTACACGTGACCATCCTTTACCACGCTTAATTGTTTTCACCATTCCCATTAAGATAAATGATCCCTTTTCTTCAAAGTCACAAACATCATTTATGAATGCATAAAAGTGTTGTGGAATTGAATAGTTAAACTCTGGTAGGTTTAAGTACTCATAAAGGTTTTGACGAATCTCTTCATCATTGCGTGGATTATCTGTAAATGTAGCACCACCCACAGCTTTAAGAGCTGCTAGTGCACGACTGTTAGCACCACTACCCTTGGTAAAGGTAAACTCTTCTAAATGTTTGTAGTCTCTAAAAGGACGTGCAGCAATGTACTTATTAGCGATGTTATCACTGATGTACTTGATTGCACTTAGACCAAACCTAATACCCTTGCCTTCAATCTTAAAATCTACATCAGAATCATTAATGTGTGGAAGCTTGACTGGAATGTTCATACGCTTAGCCTCAATCAGGTATTCTGTACGTGCATCCTTATCGCCCTCATTCTTTAGGAGAGAGTACATAAACTCTAGAGGGTAGTAATACTTCAACCACGCTGTCCAGTATGACAGTGTAGAGTATGCTACGGCGTGAGACTTATTGAATGAGTACCCTGCGTGAGCCTCAAAGTCATGCCACAGCT